TGCCTTTGCTTCTTATCTTGATTTAGAAGCAGTCGCTAAAACTGACGCTGATTTAATAATGAAATATAGGGAAATGGCCGAACATCCCGAATGTGATATGGCAATTGAAAATATTATTCAAGAAGCCATCGTTACCAACCAAGCAAGAAACCCCGTTGATTTAGATTTAACTCATACAAATTTATCAAAAAATCTTCAAGATAGAATTTCGGAAGAATTTGAAATTGTCTTGAAATTACTTGATTTTAATAATCAAGCATATGATATTTTTAAGCGTTGGTATATTGAAGGTAGAATCTTTTATCATGTAATGATAGATCCAAAAGAAATTGAAAAAGGAATTCAAGAATTAAGATTAATTGATTCTTTTAAAATTAAAAAAGTTAGACAAATAATCCCAGATACAAAAACTCCACCTGGTGTTTTCAAATTACCTAAATTTGAAGAGTATTATTTGTTCAATGAAAAAGGATTATTAACACCAAGTCAAATGGGTGTTAAGGTAGCTCCAGATTCTATGATAATGGCACATTCAGGAATAATGACAAGAGATAAGAAATTCGTTGTTTCTCATTTACATAAAGCCATTAAAGGATTAAATCAATTAAGAATGTTGGAAGATGCTGTCGTAATTTATAGAATAGCAAGAGCACCAGAACGAAGAATATTCTATATTGATGTAGGTAACTTGCCCAAGCAAAAAGCTGAGCAGTATCTAAAAGATATTATGACAAGATATAAAAATAAGCTTGTATATGATGCCTCGTCCGGTGAAATTAAAGACGATAGACGACATCAATCGATGTTAGAAGATTATTGGCTTCCACGAAGAGAAGGTGGAAGAGGAACGGAAATTTCTACTTTACCTGGTGGACAAAATCTAGGTGAAATGGAAGATGTTGATTATTTCAGAAAGAAATTATATCAATCATTAAATGTTCCTTTATCCCGATTAGAAGCTGATACACCTTTTGTATTAGGTAGAGCATCTGAAATTAGTAGAGATGAATTAAAATTTTCAAGATTTATTGATAGAATTAGAATAAGATTTTCGCATCTGTTTTTTCAAATAATGGAAAAGCAATTGATTCTTAAAAACGTTATTCATACATCTGAATGGCCAAAATTAAGAGAAACTATCAGATTTAATTATGCACTGGATAACCACTTTGCAGAATTAAAAGAACAAGAATTAATGGCTGATAGATTAAATATGATGAGAGACGTAGAAGAATTAGTTGGAAATTATTATTCTAAGCAGTTTGTTAAAGATAAAATTCTTAGACTTACACCAGAAGAACAAAAGAATATTGAAAAACAGATTAAAAAAGAAGAAAAAGAAGCTGAATCAGATGGGGATCAATATCCACCGCAAACAGGAATGCCTCCTGCGGTTCCACCAGTTAATAAAATTAATGTACAACCTGGAGCGGATCCAAGTGGTGGAGCATTTACACCGGCAGATCAGGGTTTGGCAACATCTCAAGGAATGCAACAGGCCCAAGATGAAGTACAACCAGAATTGCTAGCAGGGGAAAATATATTAACGCTAAATAAGAAAAGAATATATGGTGGAAAATAACGGTAGAGAAATTATAGCAACAATTATTGATGATATTGTTGCAGGTAGAGATTACAATGCAATGACTTCAGTTCAGGATGTATTACAAAAAAATACTTCTGGAAGAGTAACAGATTTTAAAAAAGATCAAGCAGAAACAATGTTCAAGGAAAAGAAAGATGTTTAAATACGATAGTAAAACATTTTTACCATCAGATCAACGCGAACGTGAAATAACGAATGATGATTTTAAACAATTGTGGGAACAAGAGTTAAATGAAATCAGTGATGAAGAAAATCCTGAATTTATGTTTCAAACAATGCATATGAAACTTGTGTTGGCAATAGCAAATGGAAAAATTAACGCTAAAAAGGCAGCATTAGAAGAATTAGCCAATCGAGGTTATGATAAAAACGGCAAATGGGTTGGATGGGATGAAGATCCAGCACAAACCGCCCAAACTGCCAAAAAACGTGTAGGCGCTTTCCGCGCAATGCAAAAGAAGAGATTCGTATAAATAAAACTATACACTTTAGGAAATAAATATGAAATTACTTGCAGCAAATACAGTTAGTACGGCAACAAATTTAAGCCTAGGTAATGCTACTGCCGTAGCCGTAACTACTACCGCCGTTACATTAATTACTGTCATAGATAATACTGGAACAGCAGACGGCACAGACGGCACTGTAGTTGGTTCTATTTCATTACCAGCGGGTGTAACACAAGTTATTCAAAAAGATGCAGATCAGTATATTAAAGCCAGTGTTACAAATGCACAGTATACACCGGTTGCAAGAACAGGTTATTAAGGAAAACAAATGAAACTAATTTGCGAAGTAAATGAAGAAATAGAAACTCTGATTGAAGCAGAGGGAGACAAAAAAGGTTATTTCATTAAAGGTGTTTTCCTTCAAGCAGAACAGAAAAACAGGAATGGTCGCATATACCCTATGGAAACTATGGCGAAAGAAGTTGATCGTTATAGTAACCAATATATTAAAACAAATAGGGCTTTTGGCGAACTAGGTCATCCAGATGGACCCACCATTAATCTGGAAAGAGTTTCACACATGATTAAAGAGTTGAAGCAGGATGGACCCAATTTTACGGGTAAGGCGAAAATCATGGAAACTCCCTACGGGAAAATTGTTAAGAACCTAATTGACGAAGGTGCGAAGTTAGGTGTAAGTTCCAGAGGAATGGGTTCTCTGAAAACTGCAGGTGGTGCACAAATTGTGCAAAACGATTTTCATCTTGCAACGGCTGGTGATATTGTTGCAGATCCCTCCGCCCCCATGGCTTTCGTAGAAGGCATAATGGAAGGCAAGGAATGGGTTTGGGATAACGGTATTTTAAAAGAAGCTGAAGTACAAGAAATTAAAAACGTAATAGTTAAAGAATTTGCTAAGAAAACAAAGGACGAATCGGTTTACGCTGACTCCTTTGAAAAGTTTTTATCAAAGCTTTAATTTTATAAATATATACAGTAACTAAAAAATCATAGGAGATTGTAAATGTCTGAACAAGAAACTGTCCAAAAGCAGCAGTCTCTTGCCAATAGTGTGAACGAACTAGAGACTTTAGCTCAACAAGCATTGGAATTAGATGGCGAGGCAAGGGAAGAGCTCGTTGAACAGATTAAAACACGATGCGAAGAAGAGGGTCTGTCTTCCCAAGAGACTGATGAGCTATTGGAAGAGATAGGTCTTGTTCAGGAAGCACGAGTGGTACAAGAGGCTGATAACAAACCTAAAGCTGGAAAGGGCGAATCTGCTGAAAAAGTAGAAGGCGACCATGGTAAGGAAAATCCAGATCCAAATCAAGTAAAAGGATCCGGAACCGCTATGGGCAACCCAGTTAAGGGAAAAGCAAAAAATAACGATAAGGGTGAATCAATGGAAAAGGTAAAAGAAGATTTATTGCCTAAAACAAAAGCCGGTATGATGGCAGCTGTTTATGAGAAATTAGGGAAACTGAAGAAAGATCAGATTTCTTCTAATTACGAATCCATTCTAAAATCCTTAGAAATAGTAACAGAAGGCACAGAAGAGCCTACTGATACAAAGCCAATTGACGTCGCTGATGATATCAATGCATTAACCGAAGGTGAAGAACTTTCTGATTCTTTTAAAGAAAAAGCAAGTACTATTTTTGAAGCCGCGGTGCAAGCTAAAGTTAATTCAGTAATTATTGAAAGAGAGCAAGAGCTCGAAGAAAAAATGAAAGCTCAGCTCACTGAAGAGATTGACGAATATAAAGAAGAACTAGTTAATAAGGTAGATAGCTATCTTAACTATGTTTCTGAAGAATGGGTCAAGGAAAATAAACTTGCCATTGAAAAAGGAATCCGTACAGAATTAACGGAAGGATTCTTAGTTGGTCTTAAAAATCTATTTACTGAACACTACATTACAATCCCGGAAGAGAAAGTTGATGTTGTAGACGATCTATTTACAAAAGTAGAAGGTCTTGAAGAACAACTCAATGATCAAATTCAGAAAAATGTAGAAGTTCAAACAGAACTTACCAAGTTTAAAAAAGAAAAGGTCTTAGGCACTATTACAAAAGACTTGACTGAAACCCAAAAAGAAAAAGTAGCGGACTTAGCTGAAAATGTTGAAGCTGACAATGCAGAGGACTTTGAACAGAAGGTTGAAGTACTGAAGGAAAATTATTTTCCAACAGAAGACAAAAAAGTCGCAATGGTCGAAGACGTAGAAACATCAAGTGATGATGAATCCACTCCAACTAAATTACAAGAGGGAATGGATAAATACATGTCGGCTATTTCACGACAAGTTAGATAATAATAACAACAACAACTTTTTTAGTAGTTTATAATAAAACATTTAGGAGATTAACAATGTTTTTATCTGAAAATTTACAAGAGAAGTGGGGTCCTGTTCTTGACCATCCTGATCTTCCTCAAATCAAAGACTCTTACCGAAAAGCTGTTACAGCAGTTCTGTTAGAGAATGAGGAGAAGTCGATCCAGGAAGAAGGCGGTTCTTCACTTTTATTTGAGAGCTCTCCTACGAACCAAGTTGGTGCCGGTATGGGTACCACAGCTGGAAATATCAAGGGTTATGACCCAGTACTTATTTCTTTAGTTCGCAGAAGTATGCCTCTCTTAATCGCATACGATGTTTGTGGTGTTCAACCTATGACTGGTCCGACTGGCTTAATTTTCGCCATGAAGTCCCGTTATGCAAGTCAGACTGGTTCAGAAGCACTTTTCAGTGAGTCTGATTCCGGAGTATCTGGATTGAAAGCTGGTGGAACTTCCGCTCATACATCAAATGGTAACCCAGCGGCTGCCGCTTCTAGTTCAACTGCATATCTCCCAGGTCGTGGAATGACTACGACTACAGGTGAAGCACTTGGCGATTCGGCTGCAAACGCTTTTGCTGAAATGGCCTTCTCAATTGATAAGGTAACTGTTACAGCGAAAACACGTGCTCTCAAAGGTGAGTACACGATGGAATTGGCACAAGACTTAAAAGCAATTCATGGTCTTGATGCTGAAACTGAACTTTCTAATATTTTAAGTTCAGAAATTCTGTCGGAGATTAACCGCGAAGTTATCCGAACAATTTACGGTAACGCCAAAACTGGTGCCCAAACCAACGTAGCCTCCGCCGGTACATTCGATATGGATGTCGATTCAAACGGTCGCTGGATGGTTGAGAAATTTAAGGGTCTCATGTTCCAGATTGAGCGCGAAGCTAATGCAATCGGGCACGACACACGTAGAGGAAAAGGGAATATCCTTATGACTTCTTCGGATGTTGCTTCCGCACTGCAAATGGCAGGAGTGCTTGATTATCAATCTGCCGTTCCAGGTGGATCGTTGAATGTTGATGATACACAATCAACTTTTGCTGGTACTCTTAATGGTCGTTACAAAGTATATGTTGATCCATATGCAACTATTCAAGACACAAACTGGTTTGTGATTGGATATAAAGGTTCGTCAGCTTATGACGCAGGACTTTTCTACTGCCCATACGTTCCACTACAAATGGTACGTGCGGTTGGTGAGAATTCCTTCCAGCCAAAAATTGGATTCAAAACACGATACGGAATGGTATCGAATCCTTTTTCAACAGGAACCGCTGCATCCAGTGATGGATCACTCACATATAACACAAACGTTTATTACAGACGATGTCTTGTCACAAACTTGATGTAATCTTGTATTAAATTAAGTGATATAAATAAGGGTAAGGGGTCTTAGATTTCCTTACCCTTTTTTTTTGAGGTTTCATGGCAGCAACAAAACAACCAGACAACATAAACTATCTTTCGCCTACTGGATTCAGGTTCTCTTGTCAAGCTATGCCTGAAACTCAATTCTATTGCTCACAGGCAGTAATACCTGGAGTATCTATTACAGAAGTACCAGTAGCAACTCCCCACAGACAACATTGGGTGGCAGGTGATAATCTTATGTATGATGAATTTACTATTACAATGATAGTAGATGAATATATGCGTAATTGGCAAGAAATTCAGGAATGGATACTTGGATTAGGTAAGCCAGAAGGTTTTAAACAATATGAAAGAGCTGTAATAAAAGAAAGAATTAAAACACAAGGCTCTTTATTTGTACTCACCGGTTCAAAAAACCCAGCATTAAGATTTGATTTTTATGATCTATGGCCAAAATCCATATCATCAATAAACTTTGATATTCAGGCCTCTGAGATTACATATGCAACAGCAGATGTAGCTTTTCAATATAACTATTATGAAATGACGAGATTAAACCCATCAATGTAATATGAAATTAAGTGAAATACAGACGTTATGGCAAAAAGATTGTCATATCGACGATACCAAATTAGATGTTGAATTATTAAAAATCCCCAATCTTCACAGTAAATACTTGGAGTTATATAATGATGAATGCCTCCAACAAAGAAAATATTTCTACGAAAAAAAGAAACTTCTAAAATTAAAGACTATTTACTATGCTGGTAAAATGAGTCAAGGAGAATTAGAGGAACTCGGTTGGGAACCATTCATGTACAAAATCATTAAAGGATATGAGCCTAAAATAGAAACATATCTTGGGGGTGATAATGATTTAATTAAAGCAGATGAAAAATTAGACTATATAAAACAGAAAGTAGATTTTCTAGAGTCAATTATCAAGTCCCTAAATACTAGAGGATATAATATTCGATCAGCAATTGACTTTTTAAGATTTACAATGGGATCATGAAATTAAGTAAAGTAGATGATGTACATATGTTTATTGATTGCGATGCTTCACAGTCTGCAGAGCTAAACGATTACTTTACTTTTGAAATTCCAAATGCAAAATTTACTCCATCATATAGAAATGGTTTCTGGGATGGAAAAATTAGATTATTCGATGTTAGAAAAAGGCAACTGTACTATGGACTATATGAATACGTTAAAAAGTTTTGTGAAACCGGAGACTATGAGTTACAAATTGATGAAGGCGTTACGGTCGGGGATCATAATTTTAGTGATATTGATTGCACTAGATATAGTGAGCGACTTAATTTAAATCTAACTCCGAGAGATTATCAATTACAAGCTGTCAGGCATTGTATTAATATGGATAGATGTTTACTTCTATCACCGACAGCATCTGGTAAATCTTTCATAATATATTTGTTACTCAGGTATTTTAATACAAGGAGTCTAATAGTGGTGCCAACTGTATCACTAGTACAACAAATGTATACCGATTTTCAAGAATATAGTGATGATTGGAATGTTAAAGAACATTGCCATTTAATCACTGCTGGTGTAGAAAAAGAAACCGATAAACAAGTTGTAATCTCTACATGGCAATCTATCTATAATTTGCCTAAAGATTACTTTAAAGAGTTCCGCTTTATGGTTGGCGACGAAGCACATTTATTTAAAGCAAAATCTTTGACTTCAGTAATGAGTAAGCTAAAAAACTGTCGTTGGAAGTTTGGAACTACTGGAACTTTAGATGATTCCCAAACTCATAAATTAATCCTTGAGGGGTTATTTGGTCCTGTTTTTCAAGTTACACAAACAAAAGATTTAATTGATGCAGGATACTTAGCTCAATTTAATATACAATGTATAATATTCAGATATACACAAGAAGAAAAATTAGAAGCTAAAAAGTTTAATTATCAAGATGAAATTTCTTTTCTTATTAATCATGAAAAACGAAATAAATTCATTCGTAATCTTGCATGCGATCAAACAGGAAATACATTATTATTGTATCAATTCGTTGAAAAACATGGTGAAATATTATATAATATAATACAAGAAAAGGTAAATAAAGATAGAAAAGTATTTTTTGTATATGGAGGAGTAGATGGAGCAGATAGGGAAGAAATTAGAAAAATCACAGAAAAAGAAACCGATGCGATTATTGTGGCTTCATTCGGAACTTTTTCTACTGGTATTAATATTAGGAATCTTCATAATATCATTTTTGCCAGTCCTTCTAAGTCTAAAATAAGAAACCTACAATCAATAGGTAGAGGATTGCGAAAAGGAAGTAAAAAGGAAGAAGCTACTTTATATGATATTGCTGATGATTTATCTTATAAAACGTATACTAATTATACACTCAAGCATTTTAAAGAGAGAATCTCTCAATATAATGAACAACAATTTAAATATCGTATGTTTCATATTGGAATCTAAATTATATATTCCTCTGTGGCAACAACATATTTATTATAACATATTTAAATAAAAAGGTCAAGGGAAAAATAAAAAAAATAAATCCTTGATTTTATTACAGAAATAGGGTATAATATGTCATTAAAGAAAAAATCTATCGAAGTTTTATTTGAAGATGGTAGGATATTGTTACCGAATAATAGGTGGACACCTTATCATCAATTAGAACACGAATATATTCATGAGAATAGTATTGATTCAGTATTCAGAAATACTGTTAATTTAGAATTATCTAAATGGGTTAGTGTTCTCGTAGATTATGGATATGGGGATATAGTTTGTAATTTAAATTATTGGTTATGGCTAAATGAAATAAGACCTATTAAAATAAAGATTTTAATTGACAATACCCATGAGAAAAAAGGTTTTAATAATAAAGAAACCACAAGAGATAAAATTGAATATTTAATACATAAACAATGGCAATCAAATATTGAATATAAGTATGTTACAATACGAAGATCTTTTGGTAATATGTTAAGGACTTATAAAAGTGCGTTCCGAGGTAAGGGATTAATGAAACATTGCGACAAGACTTACCGGGCAATGTGGTATAAGTATGTACCTGTTAATTTAGAACAATATTGGTTTACTCCTCTTTCAATGCAATTAGAATGGTACCCAACAAAATCACAATGGGAAGAGAACATCCATAAAGACCCAAAGAAAAAATCTGCAGTATTATATAGATATTCACCTCCTAGAGATTGGGATTTAATTACAAACTATTCTTTTGCAAATATTGGTGATAAAATGATATCACAAGATGAAAAGGTGGTTAATAAGTATTGGACTAATTTAGAAAAAGCTTTAAAGAAAGAAGGTTATGCAATTGAATATCTTGATTATACTATGACACCAAATCAATTATTTACAAAAATATCTAAAGCTACAATGTTGATTTCATCTAGAGGTGGTTTTTCATACTTAGCACAGCACATTGGAACCCCTACGGTTACAATTTTTCCTCCTGCGAATACAATTCTTAATAGAAATTATGCGGGCCAGCATATTCAATTTCATAATAGATCAATTAAATTATTCGAACCAGAACATATTGCAAAAGTTGAAATTGATGAATTATCTAAAAGAAGTACATTAGAAAAATCTACAGCGTATTGGAAACAAACAGTATATAATACTCTTGAAAAAATGCAAAAATTAGAAGATGATGTTAGTTCATTTAGTCATCATACATCAAAAGTTTATAGAGAAGCATTACAAAAAGACGCAAATGAACAACCTAAGGAAGATTTAAGTAAAATACTCCCCACTATTCAATCAAAAGAGAATGAAGATTGGGAAGGAAAAACCGTGAAAGCAACTATTAAAAAGGCTTTAACTAAAAAACCTAAAAAATCTAAAAAGAAAAATGTGAAAAGTGGCAAGAAAAACTAAAGGTATTATTCATAGTAGAAAGAGAGGTGTGAAAAAGAGAACTAGTATAGGTATATCTCGACGTTCAACACCTAAAAATAAATCTAAAAAAGCTAACTGGAAAAAATATAGGGGGCAAGGAAAATAGATTATGGCTAAAAAGAAATCAATACATTATGTAGATAATAAAAAGTTCCATGAGGAAATGGTTGCTTATAAAACCCATTGTGCAGACGTGAAAAATGATGATCCTGAAGCATTGATTCCAATTATACCAGATTATATCGGTGATTGTTTTATGAAGATAGCGGAGAGATTAAGTTTAAGACCTAACTTCGTTAATTATGCATTCAGAGATGAAATGATATCAGATGGCATTGAAAATTGTGTTCAATCTGCTCATAACTTCAATCCAGAAAAATCATCCAACCCTTTTTCATATTTTACACAAATCATTTACTACGCCTTTATAAGACGTATTCAAAAAGAAAAGAAACAACTATACATAAAATATAAGACCATACATAATAATAGTATGATATCAGATAGTGTTTCAATTTCTGATCATGATACTGAAGGAGCATATAATGTTGAAGTATTATCTGAAGAACAAAAAGCTAACATATATAAATTTGTAGGCGATTTTGAAGCTGCTAAAGCTTCTAAGAAAAAACAAAGTCCTAAAACAGGTGCAAATACATTAATCCCACATATGGTAGAGGCTACTGAATCCACGTCATGATATCAGCTATTATCACCGATACTCATTTCGGTGCAAGAAACGACAGTTTAGCATTCAGTAATTATTTTGCTAAATTTTATACCGATATATTTTTTCCTTATTTAAAAAAGCATAATATAAAACACCTTATTCATATGGGTGATGTATTTGATAGACGAAAGTTTATCAATTATAAGTCATTATATGATGCACGTAAATACTTTTTTGATCCTTTAGAAAGTAATGACATTGAATGCTGGATGTTAGCAGGCAATCATGATACTTTCTATAAAACAACAAATGAGGTAAATTCGGTAAGTTTACTTTTAAAAGATTATCCAAATATTCAAGTTTTTGACAAGGCCATCGAGATGGAAAATTGTGTTTTAATGCCTTGGGTATGTAATGATAACTATGAAGAAAGTATTAAGATAATAAAAAATACTAAACACGATTTAATGTTTGGTCATCTTGAAATTATTGGTTTTGAAATGATTCCAGGACAGTTTAGTCCAGAAGGATTAGATCGTAAATTATTTAATAAGTTTGATATGGTGTTTAGTGGACATTTTCATCATAAAAGTGATAATGGAACTGTTTATTACACGGGAAATCCCTATCAAACTAATTGGTTAGATTATAAGGACCCACGCGGGTTTCATATTTTCGATTTCGATTCGAGAGAATTAACGTTCATTCAAAATCCATATGAAATGTTTCATAAATTTCATTATAATGATGTAGAATGGACTAATGAAGAAGTCAATCAGATGGATTTTGATGATTGGCAACAATGTTATGTAAAGATTATTGTTGAGAATAAAACGAATCCATTTCTTTTTGATATTATTTTAGACAAAATGTATAAGTCCGGAGTTGGTAATATTAGCGTAGTTGAAGCATTCGCAGAGCTTGATAACGATGTTGATATTGTCGATGAGGCCCAAGATACAATAACAATTTTATCCACATATATTGAAGGGTTAGAAACAAGTGTCAATAAAAAAAGTCTTGACATTTTGATGAGAAACCTGTATAATGAATCATTAACCTTAGAGTAGCATGAGTGACAACGCATCCTGGTTTTATGGTGAGCGCTTACCTGAAATAGCCAGAGAACATAATTGTTCGTTGAAAGAAGCAGAGAGAATATTTAGAGACGAGAAAGACATGTCAACCCCCGAAGAAACAAAATATGAAGAAGTTGAAATTGAATTAGAAAAAGAAGTTTTACACAATTTAATGTTAATGGCACATGAACGTGATATTTCATTAAATAAATTAATTGGCATAGCATTAGAAGATCAAATAAAACAATTCGAATACAAATTTGAACATGGTCCAAGCCCGCAATTTTTAGCTGAAAATAAATGATTCTATTTAAAAATGTTCGTTACAAGAACTTTTTAAGTAGCGGAAATATATTTACAGATATACAACTGGACAGGTCTAAAACGACCTTAATTACAGGTGAGAATGGTGCTGGTAAAAGTACTATGCTGGATGCAATAACATTCAGTCTATTCGGTAGACCATTTCGTAAAGTTAATAAGCCTCAATTAGTAAATTCTATCAACGAAAAATCAACTGTTGTTGAGGCGGAATTTATGATTGGGAAAAAACATATATTAGTTCGTAGAGGAATAAGACCCAACTTATTTGAGATTGAAGTTGATGGAGTTCAGCTACAACAAGATGCTAATATAAGAGATTTTCAAGAGTTTTTAGAAAAGAGTATTCTAAAGTTAAATTATAAGTCATTCACTCAAATTATAATTTTAGGAAATTCTTCTTTTGTCCCCTTCATGCAATTGAGGGCTCAAGATCGAAGAGCTATTATAGAAGATCTTTTAGATATTCAAATATTTTCATCCATGAGCAATGTATTAAAAACATATGTGGCTGAAAATAAAGTAAGGTTAGATAATAATAGATCTTCAAAAGATTTAGTTGAGAGTAAAATCAGCTTAAAAGGTGACTATATAACACAATTAAAGAATAAAACAAAAACATTAGTTACAAGATTTCAAAAAGAAATTAAATCCAATTTAGATCAAAAGACATCTCTGTTAAAAGAGATGGATGAAACAAATAATAAGGTCCAAGAGTTTTTAGGGCAAGTAAACGATGCAAAACAGGTAAGCGAAAAACATGATAAACTTACAGAATATCAACGTTCCATTCTCCGAAATGTTGATTCCGAACAAAAGAATATCACCTTCTTTGAGTCAAACGATGACTGTCCGACGTGTAAGCAGAACATCGACCACGCCTTCAAACACAAGGAAATTATTCAAAAGCAAGAAAAGATTAAAGAATACGAAAATGCTGTGTCAGAAATTGACGACAAATTGGATGAAGTTAGATCACGACTTCAAGCAATACAATCAATCCAAGAAGATATACAGTCTCACCAAACTAAAACACAGACACTCAATAATAGTATAAGTGCAATTAATCAGTATGTTAATAAAATTGAAAAACAGATACAAGAAACAGAACAAGATACTGGTGATATAAAAGAGGAAAAGAAAAAATTAAAAGAATATCAAAAAGAATTAGATGATATTCTAGGAAAAAGGGAAACCCTTATAGACGATAATGAGTTATATTCTGTGGCTAGAAATATTTTAAAAGATGAAGGTATTAAAGCGAGAATAGTTAAACAATATTTACCAATCATGAATAAATTGATTAACAAATATTTGACTCAAATGAATTTCTTTGTATCTTTTAATTTAGATGAAAATTTCAATGAAGAAATTAAATCAAGATACAGAGATGATTTTACGTATGACTCTTTCAGTGAAGGAGAGAAGATGCGAATTGATTTAGCGTTATTGTTTACATGGAGAGCAATAGCTAAATTAAAAAATTCTATCAATACAAATTTATTAATATTAGATGAAGTATTTGATAGTTCCTTAGATGGTGAAGGCACAGATGAATTTATGAAGATAGTGAATGAACAAGGAAGTTCCACAAATGTGTTTGTTATCAGTCATAAAGGTGATACATTATATGATAAATTTAGAGTTCATATGAAATTTGAAAAACGTAAAAATTTCAGTGTAATAGTATGAGAGAATTAGTACCAGAAGAACATAATTTACTTATTCAAGAAACCATTCCATTTAGCCGTCTGGCTCCTCCAATGGATGCTCGTCAACTTCAAGATGAATTGATTGAAGGTATGTATCACTATAATGGTGTGGGATTATCAGCAAATCAAATAGGATACAAATATAAAGTATTTTCAATGAATCATGAAGGCCAATCAATGGCGATATTTAATCCAGAAATAATAGAAGTATCCGATGAATTAGTTTATGAAACAGAAGGATGTTTGAGTTATCCAGGATTATATGTTAAAATATTAAGGCCGAAAAGTTTATCAGCATCATGGGAAGATGCATCTGGTTTAAATTTAACAGGATATTTTTCAGATCTTTCAGCACGCATTTTCCTACATGAAATGGACCATATGGAAGGTAATATATATTATGAGAGAGCTAAAATTGTTCATTTACAAAGTGCTAGAAGAAAACGTAGGACTAATCTTAAACAATTAAGAAAGCAGAGCCCGGAGTTATGGCAAAGTCATATAAACAACAAAAAACTAAGGAAAAATTTAGTAAAGATATCTTAGAAAACCATTCTAAGAAACAACGGCGATTCGGTAAGGAATTGGCCAATAACTACGTCGAATTAGACGACGAATTTGAAGAGGAATATGAGCACAATCACACTAGGGAATAATCAATCTAGAACATACAAGTATAACAGTACAAAGGAATATGTAGATAAGTTTCCGGTTGCTTATCGACAATGGAGAGCTGATAGTCATTGTAATGTTATTCATGGTTATAGTTTTACTATGAGATTCTTTTTTGGTACAGATCATTTAGATGTTAGAAATTGGGTAGCAGATTATGGTGGTATGGGAGAACTTAAACAATTTTTAGATGACCAGTTTGATCATACATTATTAGTAGCAGAAGACGATCCTCATATTGATTGGTATAAGGAAGCAAAGAAAAAAGGTATCGCAAATCTTATTACGTTACCTAAACTCGGATGTGAAGGTCTATCAGATCAATTATACAAATATGTAAATGGTATATTCATTCCGGATATGTGGGGGCCAGGCGAAGCAGATAGGCTTTGGTGTTATAGAGTAGAAGTACGAGAAACAGAAAGCAATATGGCTTGGCGTGAAGGACACAGAGAATGGGGTGAAGATTTATTTGAAGATGTAACATAAAGGTAATATGTCAAAATTAAGATATTCTGAAATGTTTTATAGCATTCAGGGTGAAGGAAAGTTTGTAGGAGTACCAAGTGTATTTTTAAGATTATTTGGTTGTAATTTTGAATGTCCAGGTTTCGGACAGGAAAGAGGTAAACCCCTTCTTCCACGTGATGAGATGCCTTGGAAAAAAATTGATGTAAGTAAATATAAATCTGTACAAGAATTACCAGTTGTGCATATTGGATGTGATAGTTCGGCTAGTTGGGCTAAAGAATATATGCATCTTTCTGTGTTTGAACAAGCTGATGATATAGCTGAAAAATTATTAGAGTTAACTCCCAATAATAGTTGGGATAATGATGGCCAAGATATTCATTTAATATTAACTGGCGGTGAACCACTAATGTGGCAAAAACAATTACCAGATTTATTAAATGCTCCAGCTATGAAAGGGCTTAGAAATATTACATTTGAGACTAATAGTACATTTCCACTCACCGAAGATTTTTATCAATGTTTAATGAGAAAGAGTTCTGTTGATGTAACATGGTCTTGCAGTCCTAAATTAAGTATTAGTGGAGAGGAACATGAAAAAGCAATTAAACCAGAGAATTGGGATCAATATAGTACAATAGCTCACAGTAATCTTTATTTAAAATTTGTTGTTCAAGATGAAGAAGATTTAAATGAAATAGCAGATATACAACATCGAGAACAATTAAAATACGATATATATTGCATGCCTTGTGGAGGGACTAGTGAAATGCTAGCTAAAACAAAATTCAATATTGCTGAAAAAGCTATGGCAAGAGGGTGGAGATATTCGCCCAGATTACATGTAGATTTATTTGGTAATAGGTGGGGCACATGAATGAAAATTTATGTTAGTGGTCCTGGTGTTTCTATAGCGGCCAGAGGAATAGGTTTAGAACGATATACATATTGGTCTAAACGTTCTGAGATGGAAGAAAACGGATCTGGAACAGGAGAAGATTTGTTTAATTATTCTTGGAATATATCAGATCGCGATAGAATGAATGTTCCGGAAGACGTAGATTTTTTAGAAGATAAAGCATGGAATGATCCTGGAAATTGGGTTATAAATGCATGCAATTATGAATTAGCTGATATATGCATAGAAGATGGTGGTGTAGTTAATAGATATCGACCACATGATATTCCTCACGTAAAACATGTATTAGTAAAGTTTAAGCCCCAATTACGTCCGAAAGGATGGGATCTACCCGGACAGCAAGCTGCTGCTCCTCCTCTCAATCATCATACCCACCGTTATTTTTTTTATACAGCCTTTTCATCTGAAATAGGTAATTGGCAACATAAACAATATAATATCTCAATACCTCTTGAAAAGTTTAGATTACAAATAATAGAGGTCTCAAACAGAAATTGGATCGTAGGTCTGGAAACAACACAAAAACGAAGACAACAGATCTATACGAAAGAAATGTGTGTAGATAGACTTCCTGTTAGAAATCGTGTATTCTTAGAAGACTGGATGAAGGCAACCAACTTACCTTTAGACTATGATATGTTTACAGGTAATCATAAGAGAGATTGCTCTAATTTTAAAATTCATAATAGATATTTTTGGGAATAGATGAGGTATTATAAATAGTACATTAGGAGAAATTATATGGCATCTATTGTAAATTTATTTGTTGATCAAGGCTCGGATTATACTTTAACATTAACAGTTAAAGATGATGATGGAGATGCAACAGATATAACTGGCTATACCGTTGAAGCTTATTTTCAAAAATGGACCGGTTCAAACAAAGTACACAAATTTACCCCAACCGTAACAGACGCGACCAACGGTAAATTACAAATAAAATTATTAGGGTCTGAATCAGATGATATCGCATCAGGCCGTTATAATTATGATGTTGTTATAAACAATTCGGATAATGATATAACCCGCCGTGTTATCCAAGGTCAAGTAACGTTAAATCCCACAGCAAGCCCTAAAGGCGCAACATTATTGGAATCAGGTAATAAATTATTACTTGAAAGTTAGGAGTGTGAGTGGCTGAGTCAACATTCTCAGGACAATATACAGGTTCTTATGAAGGTTCCTATGAAGGTTCGTATACGGGAGAGTATTCTACCAGTTACGAAGGTTCTTATGGAGGATATGAAGGAATTTACTCTGGTCAATATGAAGGCTCATATGAAGCAGCATATGCAGGACTATATTCCGGCACATATTCACAAGCATATTCATTAAGAATAGGTGATGTTCATGTAGTAACTTCAGGTGGCCATGCAACTCTATCATCTGGGGGCACATCATCTCCCTCAACAGTAACAACAAAATCTTCCGGGTCAGTAGAAGCCACAGTCACTTCTGGTGGAGGAGCATCTATTGTTGGCGGTTTTAATCAACCTGGAAAATCAGTAACAACTCGGATTGCTTCAGACGATACCGTAGTTCATTTAGGTATAGTTGATTTAGAAAATCTAACAGTCAACTTAAAACCTGCACCTACGGAACCTGGAGAAAGTCCTGTCGGCTTAGGTTCTAATACTCAACCTTTTGGTGATTTATATCTTCAAGGAAATACTTTAACATTATCTACACGATCACTTGGAATAACAGAAATTGATGGCCACGAATATTTTAATTTTGGTTCTAATACTATTATTGGTGCAACACATATTACTGGTGATAAATTACTAGCCTTTGCAGATCAATTAAAAATATCTCAATTAACTGATGTTAATTTAACAGGTATATCAGATGGACAGATGTTAAAATGGGATGCCGCGGCAGCTAGATGGACACCCGGTTCATATATTGATTCTATAGATATTACCGGACTTTCTATAGAAGAACATGCCGATGTGGCGGCCTTTACTGCATCTGATAATGATGTATTTCAATTTGATTCAGGATTAGGCAAGTGGACAGCAGTATCTCCCACTGGTGTTCTTGATGGCGCGCTTTTAACACCGAATGCAGTGACGGTCAATTCATATATGCAGATGGTCACAACACAAGTTACTGCATCAACAGCCGGCACACATGTGGTCGATCAGTTTTCAATAAATACATATAGATCTGCTAAATATCTAGTACAGGTTGAAGATAATACCTTTGGTGATAAGGGTTACTGGATAGCAGAAGTTTTAATGACTCACAATGATACGGATTCCGCATTAACAGTATGGGGTGAAGTCGAGTTGGGGGCAGTTGATATGAGTCCCACAATTGCAACTGATATTACCAATAGTTTATGTAGATTGAAAGTAACAACAGGGTCGGATGATCAAACAGTGACTGCATCGCGATTCGCTGTAACCAAAAGTTCATAGGATGTAATAAATGTCAGCACAACAGTTTAGATTAAAAGCAGGTTTAAAAACCGATGCGAATGTAACACTTCTTAATACTCCTACAGGGACAACTGCAACCAGTGGAAAAATGCTGGTATTAGATAACGGCGGTAATGTCCATTTTCGAACACACGCAGAAGTACTTTCGGACATAGGCGCCTCAGCAGGCGGCGTGGACTCAGTCATAGGTGGCAGTGGTATTACTGTTACCGGTACAACAGATTCAACTGTTACGTTAGGTACACCCAGTACTTTAACCACGTCAACAACAGATGGTGTTACCACAAGTTCTCATACTCACGCAGTAACAACTGTAAGTGATGCTAAAACCACTGTTAGCGCTATCCTGGCGGCTAACTCAACAGGTGGTTTAAAAGTTAATGCTTTTTCCACAACAACTGCAGATTTTACTGGCGATGTAACATTTTCTCAAAATGTTGCAGTATCTGGAAGTTTACAAGTAGATGGAACATTAACATATGTTAATACAACGAATTTATCTGTTTCAGATCCATTAATTACATTATCTGCTAATGGAGATGCCGCAACATCTACAAACGATCAAGGGTTATTAATCAATAGAGGAACTCTTGGTAATGTTGCAATTATATGGGATGAATCAGCAGATGAATTTGCTCTTATAGATACTGATGATGGCGGCGATACTGCAGGAAATATAACAATTGCAGATTATTTTAATCTCCGGATTGGTGCACTTAATGTTGAAGATACTGTTACCGTGACCGGAAGAACACTTGTAGATGATGCAACAGATGCAACAAGCGGGACTGATGGTTCTTTACAAACAGATGGTGGATTGAGTGTTGTTAAAAATGCATACGTTGGTGCTGATCTAACAGTTGCTGGAGCCACTAATTCAACATCTAATACTACGGGATCTGTTATCTTTACTGGTGGAGCAGGTATTGCTAAATCTGTTACAGTTGGTGAAGACATTACTGTTTGGAATCAATGGCATTATAAAGATGTTGGAACTGATTTAGTGGCCAGTGCATCTATTTCTAATGCTGCTAATACATATATGTTACAGATACCTTTAGCTACATATACGGCATGTGAACTTATTTTAAAATTGAAAGCCGGCGCAAATGAGACAGCAGTAGAAAAAGTTATGATATGTGAAAGCGGCAGTGGTATAGTTGATCATACAATATATGCTTCTTTAGGACATGCTATTAGTCATACTTTAACTTGTGAAACTACGGATGGTTCAGGTGATAATACCGGCACATCTCATATGGCTTTAAAAATAGATAACTCTGACGGCGTAACAGTAACCGTTAAAATGATTGCAAAATTAATAAAAGTATAAAATTATGTCAGCGCAGAAGTTTAAAACTAAAGCAGGGCTACAGGTGGCTACCTCAGCATTATTGGAATGCACCACAACAGCCCAAACCGTTCTCCCTCAAGCAAATACTACGTATAATATTGGCTCTACTGCTATGACGTATAGTAATATGTACGCCACTACTTTTAATGGTAGAGCAACAGCAGCAAATTGGTCGGATTTAGCTGAAAAATATCAAGCTGATAAAAAATATGAACAAGGGACTGTGTTAGCAATAGGTGGCACAAAAGAAGTAACTTTGTTTAAAAAAGATATGCCCCTAGCAGGAATAGTATCAACTAAACCAGGTCTCCAATTAAATTCATCTGATAAAACAAAATCATGGCCTTTTATATGTTTAAAAGGACGTGTTCCTTGTAAAATTACAGGTCCCTGCAAAAAAGGAAATTATATTGTGGCTCATGATAATGGTACAGGGAAAGCCCGTGCAACTGTAACTGATGCACATCAATTAATAGGCATAGCCCTAGCAGATAGCGATGGAGAAACTGTTGAAGTGAAAGTATAACATGGCGCAAGTGAATGATATACCTACCATTTTTAATGAAAATAGAGGATCATGTTATAGAAAAATTTCTGATGCTCCATGGTGGTCACATTTAGATTTTGATAGCGAAGAAGATGAAGACTTAATGTTTATTGAAATCTGGTCTTCTGTGGTTTCCAATGAGCATTTTAAAGTATATAGAATAATAGATGCATCTGCTATAGATGATACCGATCCAGATAAAGAACGTATTCAAAAAGAATTTAAAGAGCCGGGTCCAGATTTTGTTCATCCAAGTGTTTACTGCAGAGGAAGAATATTAAATGATTTTGAGGATTTGGCCGCAAAATATGGCATCGATACATTTGAAACTTATATTAAAGATTTATATAATAATTATCCTACCATTGAAAATGAATCAACCATAGAATATATTACAAGAAATAATCAAAATACTCAGGTTTTCTTTCTTAGTCATAAATGGAAACTTATAGCGGAATTGTTTAGTTCAATTCATAATTATTTTGAAGATCGAGGTGTAATATTATGACTCAAGTTGAGAGAATGAAAATATTTAAAAAAGCCTGGAAAGAATCAATTGTAACTTCAGTTTATCCTGAACATCCAGAAGGGGCTGCAATAGGTAATGCGGCATTTTTATTTTCTATTTCTAAGCAATTATTCCCTGATAATAATTTAGCCCATCAAATTAATCTTGCAAATTTAGAAAGACACCTTGGTGATATAAGATCAATTAGACATGATATGATACATTTAATAGGTCAACAAATATATTATTTCACAGAGGCAAACGATATTAAAGAATGTGAAGCTGGTTCAACTTTTTTCTATATGCAGGGTGAGAATTCAAGATTACTTAAAAAAACTGGTTTGAGACTTAATACTGGTATACATTTAGGAGATGGTTATTGGCTTGAAAATTCAATGGGCAGCTCATTTACTTGGGATAAATATAAATATGATAATGAATTTGAGCCAAGATTAATTTTCGGTGGAAGATTCAACTATAATCCTACGGTACATGTTGATAATGTTTATTCTAGGCCAAATAATTTAGGAGATAATAATGATGAAGTTGTGTGGCGAGATTTTTGGGATGGCATATGTCCGTAGATCCTAATAATCCTCTAGAAATAATAGTAGATTTAAGTATATCGGATAATGATTTTGTCATTGTAAGTGATGTTGAACCTGTTCCTGATTTGTCGTTTTTTGATCAAATTAGAGTCTTTACTGATCACTTGACTGGTTGGGTAGAACCTAAATCGGATAATTCACATAAATTAGATTTAAAATATACGGCGAATAATGATTCAATTCCAAAATATGTATCTTGCGGTGGACAATGGGCTGAAACACAATGTTGGCATTTTGATTTTGATCCTTTAATATATAATGAAGTACTAAATATATTAAGTGATAAAAGTTTGACTTACCTAGAAATAGGTAATAATCCCGCACATGCAATTGTAATATCTGAGGAGTGATATGAGTGGACCTTTAGCATGTCCTACAAATTTGACAAATCTACCTGCTCAAGCCGGCTCGCTGGTTGAGGAGACAGATTTTACTACAATGAGAGATTCTATCAATGCTGAATTGACAAGAAGATCTATAAGTAATTCCTCATGGACTGGCTATTCTGATCCTGTTCTTGCTGCATTATTTAATGAAATGAGAACATCCATTGCTAATAATTTGGGTGGTACAACTCCTACTACTAGTGTCGCAATTCAAGCAGCCGTTTCTGCCACTGATCAGATTTTGGCATCACAGATAGAAACACTTGAATCCAATCTTGATGAATGGAAAGTTTTATGTATTTGTAACTGTAATTTTTGTCCCTGTAATTGTGATTTTTGTCCGTGCAATTGTGACTTCTGTCCTTGTAACTGCGACTTCTGTCCTTGCAACTGCGACTTCTGTCCTTGTAACTGTAATTTTTGTCCCTGTAACTGTAACTTCTGCCCGTGCAATTGTAATTTTTGTCCCTGTAACTGTAACTTCTGTCCGTGTAATTGTAATTTCTGTCCATGTAATTGTAATTTCTGTCCGTGCAACTGTAACTTCTGTCCATGTAACTGTAACTTCTGTCCGTGTAATTGTAACTTCGGGCCCAAATAGAGAAATAATATGACTCAATCACATAATTTAGAAACTGTAGCTCCGAATCAGATGTATACTCCACCACCTGGTGGATGGACTCCCCCATCACAGCAACCTGGAGCAAAACGAAATAACGGGCAGATGCCCGGATTTAATCCAATGCAGAGTTTTAATTTCGATGTAAACGTAACGAGTGAATGTAATCTTGCTTGTACTTACTGTTCGGAAGGAGAATCTTGTGGTCTTTCTTCTGCTTTTCAAGAACCAACCGAAATGACCCCCAAGCAAGTGGTCGAGGCAGTAAGAACTTTAGACTATAACAAATACAAAGATGTGAATGTTTATTGGTGGGGAGGTGAACCATTTGCCAATTTCCATTTTACAAGCACAGCCATGAAGTTATTGAAAGATGACAAAAAAGTTAATTTCATGTATTATACAAATGGGACTTATCTGAAAAAATATAAAAAACAACTTAGAGATATTAGAGATATGCTCGGTAAAAGACACGATTACCCTCATCAAGATAGGTTACATATACAAATTTCTTTTGATGGGGAACCTATCAATACAAAAGAAAGAAGAACAAAAAAGGGCGAAAGCAAAAAATTATCGGCATCTGTTCTTAAAATATATGATGAACTAAAACAAGATGGATTTTCTGTGGGAATGAAACCTACTATTTCATCCAGGAATTTTAAATATCTCTTTGAAGTTTGGAAATGGCATTATGACCGTGGAGAACATTATGGACCCACTCCTGATACTCATAGTGTGAATCCAGATAGACCAGAAGGGGCAGTTGAATCAGAAGAATTTGCTCAACATATGAAAGACTTGAGAGTTAACTTAATGAAGATTGTTAAATATTGTATAGATAACAATATAGAATTAGCACAATCTTTCAGATGGTTTAAGAGAGAAAAACAAAATTGTTCAGCAGGAATAAATTATCTATCATTGGATCTTGATGGTAAAACTTACCCATGTCATGGTTGCATGTATCGACAAAGGGAAGATCATCATAGAGGGGATATTAAATCTAATACTTTACAAAAACTTGTTGATGAAACAACTGCAACATATCAATCATATTTAAATGATTTTAGAACAGATGGCACCTTAGCATGTAATAGTTGTACTGCAGATTTTTGTTTGAAATGCCCAGCAGGTTCTTTCGATGCATCAGATACAAAATATCCTGATAAAACATTAGGGCAAAAATGGCAAGATCATACAGCAAATCATCAATTGTGCACTGTATGGAAAACTTTAGAACCAGTATCTAAAGCATATCGACAATTAACAGGTCATAGATTATGATCATAGGAGATGCGACGAATTGTAAAATAGCATCAGAAAAGGGATGTCAAGGATGTATTCATAGTGATGAAGATAAAATAGAATATGGAAATTGTCGTGAAGATGATTTATCATTTGATGAAATTTTTATAAACTTTAATTTCAAAGATCAATTATCATCACATCATAAAAAAATATCTTCTTCAGAAGTACAACACCAAATATATGAAGCATATGAAGAAAAAAATATGTATAAATTGAGAGTCGCACTTAAACATTATTTAAAAAATAAAGAAAAATATATTGAAGAAAGATCAATGTCGGAAAAAGAATTTTACGAAAAATATAATTACCATGTTAGGAATAATAACTTATGCCTGAATACCATTTAGAAGTATCTGTAACAGAAAAATGTAATCTTGGTTGTCCTTATTGTTATATTGCAAATCAAGACAAATTTATGACTACTGAAATTTTCGATAAAGCATGGCCTGAATTTATAAAGTTAGTAGATAGATCACATGCTGATGCCAGAGGTAAATTTCACCTAACTTTTTTTGGCGGGGAACCTCTTTTAAATATGCCTGTAATTAAACATGCTACGAAAAAATGTAGATCAGGTGAATATGCTGAAAGACTTCATGCATTATCAATTATATCAAATATGACATTAATTAATGATGAGATTGCTGACTGGCTTGAAGAAAATCGAGTAGGGATTAGTTGGAGTTTTGATGGAATATCATCAAATGAATCCAGACCTGTTATTAAAAACATGGGAGAAAATA